TGTTTAATCACGCCATAGTCATTAGAACGTGGAAGAAATACTTTATCTCCTATTTTAAACTTTATATCTAAGTTTTGAACTACATGATCTACAGTTGGTTGTGCTTTTTTACTACGTGCTCTAATCGGCACGTTCATCTCTATTAAAATCTTTTTAATTTTTTGTGGGGATACATGATACTGTCTTGCAAGAGCTGTTTGCGTTTCTCCATTTAGATAGTCTTTAACTATCCCGCTTTTTTCAGCATCATTAAATACTTTTGTTTTAGCGAGTTTTTTTAGCTTTGCTTCTCGATCTTGTTTAGCCCTAAAATCATCAATAATTGTTTGTAGTCTCTTAGTATTATAAGCAATACCAAGATGCTCACAGCATTCTTTTTTCGTCTTGTTTGCTTTTTCAAGCATCCAAATAACTTGACGAATTTTAGCTTCTGTAATTTCTGTTGATTTTGTTAGTGGTCGAGCCATTTATTCCTCCATTTTGTAGAGTATAACATAGGTTAAACCAAATAGCAAGATGAGTTTGTTAGTGAACGATCAAATCGTCATCATTAAAATAAATATCAAGAACTATGTCTCTAATTAGCCCTGTTTCTGTATAAACGGCAGTAAAAGACTCATTAAAAAACCGATTATAACGATATATCTTTTCGGCATACCAAGAAGCAGCATATGCTTCCATAAGGTGCTGCCATTCTATTGACTGTATTTCTACTTTAGGATAAAAAGATTTTACTAAACTTGCAAAGTAAGCAGCTCTGGCAGGAGGAGATAGTCCTAGTATATAATCTATTGTTTCATCTTCTAGTTCTGATAGATTAAGAGATTCCATTTAAATACCAATAGGGGGGACAATAGCGCACTACTGTCCCCCCAGTTAGTTAAGAAGGTCTGAGATTACTCAGCCACTGACTTGGGTGTGTAGTCAGCGCAAGAAAGACCACGACGAGTTAGAACGGTCTTAACACCGCGAACTGTCTTGTCAAAGTGCTCAGCAAGCTCTTCAACAGTTTGGTCAAGTAGATCCTCAATCCCCTCATAAGGATCTGTCTTTGCGGACTTCTTATTCTTCTGCTGAACGTCTTGTAGACGACCCATAGAAAGAAGCTTACCGCGAACTGAGTTAACTGGCTTACCCACCTTCTCAGCAATGTCCTCCAGGAAAGCACCTTCGTCGACGAGTGACTCAATCTGAGCCTCTTCTTCGGCGGTGTAGGTACGTGGAGTTACCTTCTTATCGGCGGGCTTTACATGTGAAGTCATTTCCATGGAAAGAGCCTTACCGTTGATCTGACGAGCTGTAAACTTACCATCGGCAAAGTTAGCAGCAATTTCTTCAGCAGTCATCGTGCCAGAATTGGCTTGTAGATAGTCTGCAAGAGCGTCAGTCTCTTCCTGTGAGAAGACCGGGGCAGCGCCTGGCTTCTTAGGAACATCAAAGCCGAGCTTACGCAGCTTGGCAGTAACCGAGCGCCGTGGAAAATCGAACTCGCTCATTAGCTCTTCGATAATTTCTTCCGTGACGCCTGAAGCGCATACATCATGCATACGAGCTTCCATATCTTCTGTATATTCAAACTTACTCATTTAGATTCCCTCATTACAAAGTTAAGATTTAGAGTTGATACTCAAGAAGTTGTTGTCTTCTTGACTATGTTTAGATTATAAGAGATTTTTTAATTAGAAGCAAGATTAAAATGAATGTATTTACGTTTTTGCTTCTATAAAAAATCTATTAAAAATCGCCATTTAGTACAGCACTTTTATTTTGCCAATAGTTGACAATTTTTATTCCCAGCTGTTGTGCTTTTTTATACTTTGACGATTGGTTATCATCCGATACAATTAGAGCATAGCAATCTTTTGTAACTGATGAAGTAGACTTAAATCCATATTGATAAAGATGATCGGCTAACTCATTACGAGTCATATCCATCTTACCAGTAATACAGATTTTTTTGTTGTCTTGTAACACTTCGGTTACTGACATTTCTTCTTTTAGTTGGAGTGGGAGTTGCATCACCCATTCTTCGTTATCATCTAGCCAGGTTAAAACTGATTCAATTGTTTTAGGTCCGATTCCCTTAATCGGTAATACGTCAATATCTCTTAAAGAACGAAACTCGGGAATATGCTGCACTACTAGTTTAGCAGCGGTTCTTCCGAGTCCTGGAATACCCAGAGCGCCCAGTACTGTAGAATACGGTTGTAGCTTAGCTCGTTCAAGCTCTTCTTCAATCTTTTCTCCGTTTACTCCGAGTTTATGCCACGGTTGTTCTTCAAATAGATCTATTGGATGGGTTAGTCCTAGCTTTTTGATAGATGCTGGACCTAACCCTTTAATTTTTAGAGTTGCGATAAAATGTTCAAGCAATTTTAGTGATGAGCCTTGCCCTGACTTTACCCTGAGTCGGGGACCATGACGTACTACTGCTTCTTTAATAGCCAATTCCGCGTGTCGTTGATTAATTTTTAAATTGTGTACAGAGTGCTCAATCACGCGAAGAAATTTAGGAATAACTCCGCCCGCCCGCTCAATCTCAATACTGTCTCCTAGCCCAAGATTGTGCATTTCAATCTGTTCAATATTGTGTAGTGTGACGCGAGAAATAGTAGCGTCGTCAAGAATAACAGGAGAGACTACTCCTGTTGGATTAACTGTTCCGGTTCTTCCAACTGTCCAAATAACTTCTTGTAGCGTGGTAATCGCTGTTTGAATTTCCCGAGTTTTAAGCGCTACTGCAAAACGAGGATATTTAGAAGTATATCCCAAATCATTACAACGACGCCAATCGTTACAACGATAGACAACCCCATCGCAAGGATATTCCCATGCTTCGTCATCTAATACTGTAAAAAAGTTCATATTCTTAAGAATTTCTATCTTGTTGAGATAGCTCATATTCCAAGATAGAATATCGTGAGCAATAAACTGAATAGATCTTTCACGAAATTCTTTAGGAGATTTTAGCCCTAGCGCGCCGCTAACATAATTGCGAAAGTTTTCAACATTATTATTTGTAACACATTCGCCATTGATAACTACGTGCAAATGGTCGGTAGAGATTCGCTTTGGAATGTTGCTGATTTCTTGTGCGAGCGCGGTAACATCATCGCCTCGATCTCCATTCCCGCGAGTGAGCGCCAAATGGAGTTTTCCACGCTTGTAAATAAGAGTAAGATTAGTTCCATCAATTTTTGGCGTGCGAACATCCATCCACTCCTCAATTTCGTTTTTGTCATATACTTTTCTTAGTGAATAAAGGGCATACGGGTGACGTATCTTACCAGAAGCTCCGCCCACTTTTAAAGTAGGGGAATCCGAGTCTTTCCATCCTTGCGCTTGTTCCATTGCTTCAAGCTTGTCATAAGCCTTATCCCACTCAGCATCGGAGATGCTTGGCGCTGATAAATCATAATATTTGTGGGAATGTTCAAGAACGAAGTTCTTCAGCTCGGTGTAGTTCATCATTAATCCTCTTTAATGAAGTTTAATAATAGCAGATTTGAAGGGCATTAGCAAGAATTTTTTTAAAAATTAATAGGGATTTTATTTTCAACAACCTTTTCTTTTGACGCTCTTAGATCTCCAATACACTGGCATTTCCTACCATCACAAATAACATAGTTATCTATTGGTTTAATAACATCTTCTAGTAAATCACCATAGTATTTTCTTTGACACATACCTGCATAAAGTTTAGATCCTGCTACGTATAAGTGCTGTTGGGGTACATAACATTTCCAATCTTTAAAATTATTGTAAGAAGTAAATGAGTTTGAAAATGTATAATCAGTGTAGTTTTTACCATTAACTTTTACAGTATCAGGACGTCCAACACTTTTATACTGGTTAATGAAATCTATTTCTTCTTTAGAATATTGACTAAAAGAACCTCTCCCTCTTATTTTAATAATACTGTGTTTAATCTTATATTTTTTTAATAAAGCACAGGTTTTCTCTACGTCATCAAAATGTCTTTTATCTACCATGACAGAAAATGATATTTTCTGTTCATACTTTTCATATAGGCGCATTAACTTTTTAAAATATGCTTTATACTTTATAAAATCAAAATGAACAGAAAAGTTAACTGAATCTACATTTTGAAGAAGATTATCGTAGTAGTTAAAAGATGCCGAACCATTTGAATTTAAACCAATTTCAATATTTTTATCTTTAATTAAATTTACAAAATCAGGCAGATGGGCAATGTTAGAAGGTTCTCCGCCAGTAAACCAAATAGTTGTATCTTTATCTTTAGAAAAAAATACTTTTAAAGCATGGAATATTTTCTCTAAGTCTTGCAATGAAGGAGAGTAAGCATTTTTTTGATGAAAATTAGGACTACAATACGAGCAAGAGAAATTACAATTAAGAGAAGGAATCCATGTAATTGTTAATTTATTAATAAGAGATTCAATTTTTTCCATTTAATACGGATTTTTTCTTTCCAATTCTTTTATTAAATCTTCTAAATACCAACGAGCTTTTTGTAGATCTTGTATCTGAAGATTTACATCTGTGTTTTTTAGATTATACCGAGTAACATACTTAATAAC